AATAAATAAAAAGTTCCAAAAATGGCTGCAATCATAACTGATAAGATTAGAATATTAAATGCAAAGAATTTTATTGCTGGTGTAAGTTCATCTGCAAATACATATTATTCTTTCATTGGATTACCTGATCCGACTGCTTTACAATCTGATTGGGACACAAACCCGCCTTCGCCAAAAGATAATTTTAACGAAGAGAATTACTATTGGGATAGTATGATTGCATTGAAGAAAATTAATTCTTCTGATGTAAGGCAAGTTGTTCAAAAAAGAGATTGGACATCAGGTACAACTTACGATATGTACCGTAGTGATTATAGTAGATCAAATACTGCTAAAGTATCAGGTGCAACTAATTTATATTCTGCTGCATATTATGTTCTAAATAGCGATTTTAGAGTTTATGAGTGTTTGCAGAATGGAACTGATCCTGAAAATCCTAATGGTAGACCTTCATTAGATGAACCTACTTTCACTGATTTAGAACCAAAGGCAGCAGGTAATAGTGGGGATGGATATATTTGGAAGTATTTGTATACTATAAAACCAAGTGAAATTATTAAGTTTGAATCAACAGACTTCATACCAGTTCCTATTGATTGGGAAACTGGTGCTGATAATGCTGCGGTTAGAGATAATGCAGTGGATGGTTCTATTAAAATAGTTACAATTACAGGACGTGGAGCTGGTCTTGGAACAGCTGGTGCAGTTTATACTAGAGTTCCAATCAGAGGAGATGGAACAGGAGCAGAATGTACAGTTGTTATGACAAATGACCAAACAGTTGATTCTGTTACTGTATCAAGTCAAGGTTCTGGATATACTTTTGGAAATGTTGATTTGTCAGCAGGTGGAATACCAACAGGAACTGATATACCAACTTTTAATGTTATTATTTCACCTCAAGGGGGACATGGTTCTGATATATACGAGGAATTGGGTGCATTCAATGTTTTACTATATTCTAGAATTGAAAATGACAATGAAAATCCAGATTTTATAACAGGAAATCAGGTTGCAAGAATTGGTGTTGTTGAAAATCCTCAACAATTTGCATCAAATACTTTGTTATCTGCCAATAGGGTTAGTGCAGTTTCAGCATTAAAATTAACTGGTATTGGATACAGTAGTGCGATATTTACCCCAGATGCAACTTTTACACAAACAATTGCTACAGGCACAACTGCAGCAGGTAAAATTGTTAATTATGATCAACTTACTGGAGTATTAAAATTCCAGCAAGATAGAACACTTGCAGGTTTTAATACAGTAGGTGTTGCATTAACAAATCCATTGTATGGATATAATTTAAATCAATTTACTAGTACTCCTTCAGGAACTGGTACATTAACAATTGTTCCATCATCAGGTTCTAATTTAGCGATAGATACTTCGTTTACAGGTATATCTACCGTAATAAATAATAAGACCTATTACCTTGGTCAGTCCTTTACTAATGGTATTGCTAATCCTGAATCTAAAAAGTATTCTGGAAATATAATTTATGTCGATAATCGACCTTCGATTACTAGATCATCAAACCAAAAAGAAGATATCAAAGTTATTTTGCAGTTCTAAAAAATCATGCCACAACAAACGAATTTAAACGTCTCGCCATATTTTGACGACTATTCTGATGATAGTGGTTATCATAAGGTGCTGTTTAAACCTGGTGTTCCAGTACAGGCAAGAGAATTAAACAATTTACAGTCAATTCTACAAAACCAAGTAGAAAAGTTTGGGCAGCATTTTTTTAAAGAAGGTTCAAAAGTAATTCCTGGTAATACTTCATATAACAAAGAATATTATTGTGTTCAATTAAATAATACTTTTCAAGGAGTTCCTGTAGCTGCATATGTTGATCAATTAGTTGGTGTTCAAATTAAAGGTTCTACATCAGGAGTTACTGCGGTTGTTGATAAAATTCTATTAGCAGAAAATTCAGAAAGGAATAATTTAACTCTTTATATTTCTTACATTGGTTCTAATACTGCAAATAATGAAACTTTAACTTTTTCAAATGGCGAAGATTTAACAACAAATGTGACAATCAATTCAGGACTATTGGGAAATAGTTCTATTGCTGCAGGAGCTCCTTTTGCAACAACGATTGATAGCAACGCAGCTGCAACAGGGTCATCATTTAGTATTCAAGAAGGTGTATATTTCGTAAGAGGACAATTTGTAAAGGTAGAAAAAGAAACTTTAATATTAGATCAATATACCAATCTTTCTAATTACAGAGTTGGTTTAGCAGTAAATGAAGAAATAATAAATTCTGATATTGATGAAACTTTAACAGATAACTCTCAAGGATTTAATAATTTTTCAGCACCTGGTGCTGATAGATTTAAAGTAACTTTAAGTTTATTTAAAAAACCACTAGATGATTTAGATGATAATTCTTTTGTAGAAGAGGCAGAAGTTGTTGATGGAGAACTTAAAAATAAAGTAAGAACATCAACTTATCAGCAATTAAATGATGAATTAGCACGTAGAACTTATGATGAGTCGGGAGATTATACCATAAGTCCTTTTAATATTGTTTTAAAAGAATCTTTAAATGATAATCTTGGTAATAGAGGAATATTTAATTCTGGACAAACAACATATAGTGGAACTACTCCATCAGAAAATTTAGCAACTTATAAAGTATCTGCTGGTAAAGCATATATTCGTGGATATGAAGTAGAAACTACCTCGCCAATATTTTTAGATTGCCCTAAAACAAGAACAGTACAAACATTAGAAAATCAATCAATTCAATATAATACTGGTTCAACATTAAAATTAAATAGAACTTTTGGAGCACCTGTAATTGGTATAGGAAATACCTATGTGGTTAGTTTAAGAAATCAAAGAGGTGGAGCAGATCAAACAATAGTTCCAGGTGAAGAAGTTGGATTAGCAAGAGTATATGATTACAGATTGGAATCTGGTTCATATGATAGTATATCTAATTTAAATAAATGGGGTATTTCATTATATGATGTAAGAACTGTAACAAAGATTACTTTAAATCAACCAGTTACTAATTTAACAACACCAACATTTATTAAAGGTGCTAATAGTGGTGCTACAGCATTTTTGAAAGATGCTGTTCAGGTAGGTGCTGGATTAACATTATACGAAACAGAAGGTGAATTTTTAGAAAATGAATCTTTGATATTTAATGGTATCGATAATGGCAGAACTGCTATTGCAATTACAGCACATAGCATTTCAGATGTTAAATCTATATTTGCAACAGATGATGGAATTGTAGGAACAGCAAAAACATTTAATGCAGATGTGGTTCAATCAACTTTTGCAAATATAGGTATAGCAACTATTAGTGTTGCTTCTGGTGGATTGAGTACAGTAACAAGTCCTAATCAATCTTTTCCAGGAACTATTGTAAAAGTTAACGATTTGGTTCAATTCAGTAATCCTTCACAATCAAATGATCCAACTTTTGCTAGGGTAACTACTGTCGGAACAAACACTATTGGTATTTCAAGTGTTGCTGATGTTGATGGATTAGTAAATGGTAATTTACCTGTTGCAGATAGAGAAGTAACTGATTTTAAAATATTAACTACTAAATTAGATGCCTCTTCTGATAATACTTTATATACAAAATTACCAAAAGATTATATTTCAAATGTAGATTTGACAAATGCTTCTTTAACAATAAGAAAACCATTTACAGTAAATATAGCAAGCAATCAACTTTCCTCTGTTGTTTCAGCAGGTTCTAGTGAAGTATTTTTACCTTTTGATGAAGAAAGATATTCTCTAGTAAGATCAGATGGAAGCACTGAACCGTTATCAGGAGATCAATTTAGTATTAGTACTGACGGAAAAACACTACAAATATTTAATTTAGGTGCTAATGATCTTAATGCACAGTTAGTTACCACTTTAACTAAATTAAACCCAAAAGCAAAGGAAAAAATAAGAAATAGAATTAATAGTATCATTGTTGATAAATCCAAAAATCCAGCATCTGGTATTGGATCTACAACATTAAATGATGGTTTAGAATTTGGTAATTTTCCTTTTGGTACAAGAGTTCAAGATGAAGTTATATCATTAAACTTCCCTGATATTATTAATGTTGTTGGTGTATTTGAATCTGCAGATGGTAACAATGCAACAGCACCAAAGATGACTTTGAGTGATATTAGTAGTGCATCTACAACTTCTCAAGAATTTATAGTTGGTGAATATATTACAGGTCAAAGCAGTGGTGCGATAGCTTGTTATGCAGAACGTGTTACTGATTCTCAAATAACATACATATACAAAAATGATTTAACTTTCAATGAAGGAGAAACTGTTGTATTTAATGAATCAAATACTCAAGGTGTAATTACAGAATTAAAATCAGAAAGTTTTGATTTACACTCAAGTTATACTTTTAAAAATGGTCAAGAAAAAACTATTTACGATTACGGAACTATTGAAAGAAACATTGATGCTGATGCACCAAATAAAAAATTAAAAATTTATTTTGAAAATACATTTTACAGTTCTACAGATGATGGTGATATTACAACAATAAATTCATACAATTCCTTTGATTATGCTAGAGAGATACAATCACTTGATGGTATTTCTAATGCGGATATTATTGATATTAGACCAAGAGTTTCCGAATATACAGTAACATCCAATTCAAGATCTCCTTTGGAGTTTTTGGGAAGAACTTTTAATTCAGCAGGACAAACTGCATCTTCTATATTGGCATCAGATGAAAATATAATTACAACATTTTCAAATTATCTTGGTAGAATTGATAGAATTTTCTTAGATAAAGATGGAAAATTCCAAGTTAAATATGGAGAACCTGCAGAAAGACCCGAAGCACCATTAGGTGTTGATAATGCCATAGAACTAGGCACTTCTTCTCTACCTCCATATCTTTTAAATGTTGATGATATTGACATAAAATTTCATGAATATAAAAGATTTAGAATGGTTGACATTAAAAATCTTGAAAGTAGGATTAAAAATTTAGAATATTACACCGCACTAACTCTATTAGAATCAAATACAGCAAACTTATTTGTACCTGATTCTGAAGGAATTAATAGATTTAAATCAGGTTTCTTTGTTGATAACTTTAGTAATTTCTTAAAACAAGAAGATTCATTTGAAATTAAAAATAGTATTGATAGAGTTGCTAAAGAGTTAAGACCAAAACATTACACAAATTCTGTAGATTTAATATTTGGACCTGTTGTTGATACCGATCCTAATACTGATTTTAATTTCAACTCTATAGAAGGGATAAATGTTAGAAAAGATAATGACATTGTAACTTTAGATTATGCTGACGTTGAATATGTTAAACAATCATTTGCAACTAGATCAGAAAGTGTAACACCGTTTATTATCTCCTTCTGGCAAGGAACTGTAGAATTAACTCCATCTACTGATACTTGGCTCAATACTGTTAGATTACAAGCAAGAGTGATAGGTGAAAGAGGTAATTTTGCAGAAACTATGGCAAGAGCATCAAGGCAATTTGGTGTTAATCCACAAACTGGATTTGCTCCAACTGCTTGGGGTTCTTGGCAAACAAGTTGGACTGGAACTGATAATTCAATTACATCAAGACTACTTGAGCGAAATCAATCCACAAGTGGCGAAATGCAAAGTGGTAGAAGAGTTTTTGTTCGAGTTACTTCAAATCAAATACGTCAAACTATTAGAAATACAGAGCAAATAACTAGAGAAACTAGATCAGGTATTAGAACGTTAGTTGTACCAGAATCTTTCACAGAATCTCAAGGTGATAGAGTTGTTAACAGGGAAATCATTCCCTTTATGAGATCTAGAAACATTCAATTTGTTTCTAAACGATTAAAACCAGTTACAAGACTTTATGCATTCTTTGATGGAGAAGAAGTAACTAGATTCTGTGTTCCAAAATTACTAGAAATTAGTATGAATTCTGGAACTTTCCAAGTTGGAGAAACTGTTGTTGGAAGTACAATTGCTTCTGGACTTGGTTCTCCTGAATTTGCCAATTTCAAACCAGGAATTAAATTTAGAGTTGCTCAAGCAAACCACAAAGAAGGACAATACAATCTTCCCTCTAAAACATATTCTAGTAGTCCATACAATCAACAACCAATATCACCAACATATACATCTAATTCTACATTATTAAATGTAGATGTATTTTCATTATCAAATGAAGCAAGAGGCGATTTCTTTGGTTATGTAGAATCTGGTATGACTTTAAAAGGAACTACTAGCGGTGCCGAAGCAACAATTACTAATTTGAGATTAATTTCTGATTTGTCTGCTTTCTGTGCAGGAAGTTTCTTCATACCAAATCCAAATGGAGATAATTTCCCAAGATTTGAAACAGGATCTAGTTTATTCAAACTAACTAGTGATAAAGATAATAATCAAGATAGAGCACAAACATCATCTGAAGAAGATTATACTGCTTCAGGAGCTATTCAAACGGTTCAGGAAGAAATTATTTCTGTCAGGAATGCAAGGATTGAACAGCAACAACAAACTCAGAGTAGAGAATCGTCTAGAACAATTGGTTCAGAAGTAATATCTGAAACAATTGCTGGACAGAGAACCAGAGAAAGAACAATTCGATGGGTTGATCCTTTAGCACAATCATTCTTGGTTGCTGATGAAACAGGTATTTTCCTCACAAAATGTGATATCTTCTTTAGAAGTAAAGATGATATGGAGATTCCTGTAACTGTTCAATTGAGAGCTATGCAGAATGGTACTCCATCTCAAAAAGTGTTGCCTTTATCTGAAATAGTATTAGATCCATCAGACATCAATATTTCAGGTGATGGTTCGATTGCAACAACAGTACAATTTAAAGCACCTGTATATTGTGAGGCTGGAAAGGAGTATGCAATATGTTTATTGTCAAATTCAACCAAATATCAAGTTTATATTTGCAGAACAGGTGAGGTTGATTTGATATCACAATCTGTTGTTTCTCAGCAACCATATCTAGGATCATTATTCAAATCTCAAAATGCATCAACTTGGGAACCAAGTCAGTGGGAAGATTTGAAATTCACTCTTTATAGAGCAGATTTTATTGAAACTGGAACTGTGGAATTTTATAATCCAGAGTTATCAGAAGGTAATGATCAGATTCCAGTATTATTACCAAATTCTCTAAGTATTGAGTCCAAACAAATTCGTGTTGGTGTAGGTACTACAGTATTTGATAGTGGATTAAAAATTGGTAATACTATCAATCAGATGGGAACTTTAGCATCTGGTAATTTGGTTGGAACTGCAGGAACAGCTGCTGGACCTAATTTAACAATTACTAATGCTGGTATAGGATATACTCCACAATCTGGACAGACAACATATAGTGGAGTTAATCTAGTTTCTATTACTGGTAATGGAAGAGGAGCAACTGCATCCATAACAGTTCAAAATGGTTCTATTCTTTCATCTGGAGCAACTATTACTAGTGGTGGTTCTGGATATCAAGTTGGTGATGTTGTAGGATTTAATACTCTGGGATCAACAACAGTTGGTAGAGATGCTAGACTCACTATTACATCTATAGGTGCTACATCAGAATTAATTGTTAATCAAGTACAAGGTAACTTTGTTATTGGAGCAGCAAATACTATAACTTATAGTAGTAATGCGGGAATAACCTCAGAAGTTAATTTTGAAAATGGAGGAGATGTTCAAATTTCTTCTATAGTCACTGATACTGATGGTTTACATATCAAAGTAAATCATAAAAATCATGGAATGTACTTTAATGACAATAAAGTTGAGTTATTTAATGTTGAATCAGATATTAAACCAACCAAACTAAGTGTTGCATATGATATAAATTCTACTGGATCAATATCCGTTGACAATGCTTCAGAATTTGGAACATTTGAAAATGTCGGTGTGGGAACAACTAATGTTGGATGTCTTCGTATAGAAGATGAAATTATTGAATATACAAATGTCGATGGTAATCTCATAGGTGGAAATATTATTAGGGATAATAGTAAATCTAAAACTTATCCTATAGGAACTCCTGTTTACAAATATGAATTGTCAGGAGTTAACTTGAAGAGGATTAATAAAGTTCATGAATTATCTGATACAACCAAGAAGAGTCCAATAACATTTGATTATTATTGTATTAAATTAGATATGTCTGAAACATATAATGGACAAAATGATGCCAGAAATAATGATGTTGGATTCCCACAATTGTTCATCGGAGAAACAAAATCAACTGGTGGATCTAATATAAGGGCAACTCAAAACATGCCTTTTGAGGTTATAACACCATTAATTCATAATATGACTATTAGTGGAACTTCTTTATCTGCAGAAGTTAGAACTATCACAGGTAAGAGTTTAAGTGGAAATGAAATTCCATATATTGATGCAGGATTTGAGTCAGTTACTTTAAATCAAATAAATTATCTAGAATCTTCTAGAATAGTAGCTTCAAAAATTAATGAAGATGCTAAATTGAGTAACATTCCTGGTAATAAATCTCTAAATATGAGATTAACTTTAGGAACTACTGATAGCAGAATTAGTCCTGTAGTTGATGGGCAAAGATCTAGCATAATTTTAACTTCAAACAGAATTAATAATGTAATTTCTGATTATAAAATTAGTCCAGAAGTTAGAAGTTTTGTAGATGACCCAACTGGTTGTCAATATATTTCTAAAGAAATTGATTTGGAAAATCCAGCAACATCCATCAAAATAATACTCGATGGTCATGTTAATACAGATGCAGAAATAAGAGCTTTCTATGCTATTAGTGACTCAAATGATTTTGAACCTATATTTACAGCATTTCCTGGATATAAAAATTTAAATGCTAATGGTCAAATTATTTCTAATAAAAATAGCGATGGATTATCTGATTCATTAGTTCTTAAGAGCAACTCTATAGGATATGATAATTTCAATGATTATAAAGAGTATACTTTTACTTCTGATAATCTACCATCATTCAAATCTTATAGAATTAAACTTATATTGACATCAACTAATCAATGTCATGCTCCTAGAGTTAGAAATCTAAGAGTACTTGCACTTGCTTAAAATGAATTACGAACGTGTGAAAGATCATAGTGATTTGGTAAGAGATCCTGAAACGGGATCTATAATTAATGTAAATAGTTTAGATTATGAAAAATATGTAGCAAGACGTAAAATTAAAAATGAAAAACAAGTGAAAACTATGAACATGGAAGAAGATCTTGCTAGATTAAAAGATGAAATGAATGAAATCAAATCCTTACTCAAAGAGTTAGTAAATGGCAACTAAAAAAATTACATTTGATCCCACTGCGGGTGTTCCTGTATCATCTAATTTAACCATTTACGGTGGTTCAAATTTTGATGCTACATTTACTGTAGTGGATACTGGTAATACTGCGTATGGATTTACTACTGCATGGTCTGCATCTGCACAGTTGCAAAAAAGTGCAGGTGTTGCTGCAACAACTGTTCCTACAGCAACCTTTACGGCAGGAATAGATACGGGTAAAATTACACTAGCACTTTCCGCTACTAATACTCAACCCATACCAGAGGGTAGATATTTGTATAATGTTTTGATAAGTTCTGGTATAGGACAAACTGTTTTCAATATTATAAATGGAAACATTCAAGTTTTTAGTGGCATTTCTTCCACACCATAAATATATTGAAGGAGTACTAGTCTAAATGGCACAACCATCAAGCAGACAAGAATTTATAGATTATTGCAAAAGGCAATTAGGTGCTCCAGTGCTGGAGATTAATGTTGCAGATGAGCAAGTAGAAGACATCGTTGATGATGCTATTCAATTTTTTAATGAGAGACATTTTGATGGTGTTACTCAAACTTACCTAAAATATCAATTAACTCAGGATGATATTGATAGAGGACAAGCATCTATTGAAGAAGGGTCTGATAATAGACTTGGTATAACGACTTCAACTGCTACTGCTACCATTCCTGGTATGGGTACAACGACATTTAATTTTTATGAGAATACTAATTATCTTCAAGTTCCCCCAGAAGTTATTGGAGTAACAAAAATATTTCATTTTGATGGTTCTAACACTGTTACTAATAACATGTTCAGTGTTAAATATCAGTTATTTTTAAATGATATTAGTTTTTTCTATGGTGGTGGACAAGAAATATTATCATATGCGATGGTAAAAAGATATCTTGAGGATATAGATTTCTTACTTACTACTGAAAAACAAATAAGGTTTAATCAGAGACAAGATAGATTATATTTGGATATTGATTGGGGAAGTGTAAGTGTGGGTGATTTTATAATTCTAGATTGTTTTAGATTATTAGATCCTAATGATTATGCTAAAGTGTGGAATGATTCCTTTCTTAAACCATATACAACTGCTCTTCTTAAAAGACAATGGGGACAAAATTTAATGAAGTTTCAAGGTGTTAAATTACCTGGTGGAGTTGAATTAAATGGAAGGCAAATATATGATGATGCGGAGAAAGATTTAGATAGAATAAGAGAGAGAATGTCCAACACTTACGAAATTCCACCACTCGATTTTATAGGTTAAGCACATGGTACTTAATCCATATTTTCAACAAGGTGCTCGTTCAGAGCAAAATCTAGTTCAAGATTTAATCAACGAACAGTTGAGGATGTATGGTATCGAGGTTCATTATCTTCCTAGAAAATATGTAACTGAAAATAAAGTAATTAGAGAGGTAGTTTCATCTAAATTTGATGATGCATATCCTATTGAAGCATATGTTGATACCTTTGATGGATATGGAAACGATCCTGTTTTGATGTCTAAGTTTGGTATACAGCAAACCAACGAGATAACAATATCAATTTCTAGAGAAAGATTTGAGAATTACATCTCTCCTTTGATGAAGAATGAGGCAGATGTAAAACTAACAACCAGACCAAAAGAAGGAGATTTAATATATTTCCCACTGGGTGATAGATTGTTTGAAATTAAATTTGTAGAATTTGAAAAACCATTCTATCAACTACAAAAGAATTACATATATGAATTAAGATGTGAACTCTTCCGTTACGAAGATGAAATCATCGATACAGGTGTTGATGAGATTGATAATGAATTAGTTGGAGATAATTTGGATGGAGATACTGAAGATGGTATCCCAACGATACTCGGTCCTACTCAAACATTTACATTGGTAGGTGTTGGTATAACAGCAGCCGCAGAGACCAGTATAATCGCTTCTGGTGCTATTAGATTTGTTGATATAACCAATAGAGGTGGTGGATATATTAATAGTCCCACAGTTGGATTTTCATCAGCACCAAGTGGTGGAGTTACTGGTATTGCAACTGTTAGAATGATAGGTGGTATTGTTGCATGTAATAAGAATGTCAATGCAAAAGCAAGATCAGTTCAAAATATAGACTTGGTAAATCCAGGTTCTGGATATACTGTTGCACCTCTTGTTCAAGTAAGCGGTGGAGGCGGCACAGGTGCTGCTGGAACAGCATATATTGGTAATGGCACTGTTGGAGTCGTTACACTTACTGCAGCAGGTTCTGGGTTCACTACAGCACCAACTGTAGTATTCTCTGGTCCAGCAGGAGTTGGCACAACCGCAACTGCTGTCGCAATCATAAGTGCAGGTGGAACAATTACATCAATTAACATTACTAATGCTGGTGCAGGATATACAACTATACCAAGTATAGCAATATCTGATCCATCAATGGATTCTACAGGTGATTACATATTCAATGAACAGGTTAAAGGAGATACGAGTGATGCAACTGGTAGAGTTAGATCTTGGAACTCTTCTACAAATATATTAGAAGTTGCTTCTATTAATGGCACTTTTGCTTTAGGTGAGAAGATAATTGGACAAACATCTCTTGCATCTCATGCATTGAGGGTTGTAGATGAGGAACCAACTGATGACGGATATGCAGATAATTTTAATATAGAAACAGAAGCAGATAAGATTTTAGACTTTACTGAACAGAACCCATTCGGTATTCCCTAAATAATACGTCAGGTCTATAACAATGTTTGAATATTTTTATAACGAAATTCTAAGGAGGACAATCATTGCGTTTGGTACGTTGTTTAATGGAATTTCTGTTAAGCAAACCAATTCGACAATCAGAGTTCCGTTAGCTTATGGACCAACTCAAAAGTTTTTAGCAAGATTAGAGCAAACTCCTGATCTTAATAAGAGCACGGCAATAACTTTACCAAGAATGTCATTTGAGTTTACTGGTTTAACTTACGATCCTTCAAGAAAAGTAACTACAACTCAAACATTTACAGTTAAAAATCCAACTGACGGAAAGGATTCTAGAAAAGCATTTATGCCTGTTCCTTATAACATGCAGTTTGAGTTAAGCATTATGTGTAAGTTAAATGATGATGCTCTACAAATAACAGAACAAATACTTCCATATTTTCAACCAGCATACAATCTCACAGTAGAATTAGTAGAATCTATAAAGGAAAAAAGAGATATTCCTGTCATTCTAGAAAATGTAACCATGCAGGATGACTATGAAGGTGATTTTGAATCTAGACGAGTGTTGCTTTATACGTTAAGATTTACTGCTAAGACATATCTCTTTGGTCCTGTTTCAGATGCTACCAAGGATATTATCAAGAAATCTACTGTTACATACATCTCAGGCGATTCTAAGAGTGTTGCGAGAGATGTTTCGTATACAGTTACACCTAGAGCAATTAAGAATTACACTGGTGTAGTTCTTACAAATTTATCAGAAAATATTGGACTTAGTGATACCGTATTCCCATTAGATGATGCTTCTAAAATTCCAGCAATACCTTCATCAGGAAAATTATTCTTAGAATTAGGTGGAGAAGAGATACAAGTCGTATCCAAAGACTCAGACAGTATTACAGTTAAGAGAGGTCAAGACGGAACCACTGCAATATCTCATCTCAAAGGTGCTGAAGTTAAATCAATAACATCTGCTGACAATGTTCTCATTGAAGAGGGTGATGACTTTGGATTTGATGGTTCTATGGAGGGTTTTCTCTAAGTTATCATGACTAAAGAATTTAACAAACTTGATAAGACATTCAACATCACTCCAGAAGTGGTGGAGGAAGAAACTGTTGAAAAGATAGAAAAAGTAAAACCTCCTAGACTAACTCAAGATGATATTACTAAAGATTATGAGTATACAAGAGGTAATCTTTATAGTATAATAGAAAAAGGGCAGGAAGCAATTAATGGCATTCTTGAACTTGCACAAGACAGTGAAATGCCTAGAGCATATGAAGTTGCTGGTCAACTCATAAAAAGTGTCTCTGATGCTACTGATAAATTAATGGACCTTCAGAAAAAATTGAAGGATGTTAATGAAGAAAAACAAGTCAAAGGACCATCTACCGTCAACAATGCTTTATTTGTAGGATCTACTGCTGATCTAGCAAAGTTGATTAAGGGAGAAGGGTCTAAAAAAGACTGAATAAATATATTTGTAGATGGAGTAGAAATACGTGCCACTTAAAAAGCCATCAGAATTTTACGAAAAGAATCCTAATTCCTCTTTTGATGATGTAAAGGAAGAGTTGAAGAATGCTAAACCTGAAAAGGTAGAGAAAATTTCTGAAGCCTTTAATTCTTTTAAAACAAATTTAAATAATTTACAAGCACTATCTGACTTTACAGAGACATTTGATAGTTTCAAATCTAACGTAACAAAGATAGAATCTTTAGCATCTGGTGTAGATGAGATAAAAGAATCGTTAAAAGATTTAATCGATAAAAAAGATTTAGATGATGCCATGATGGCTCATCTTCTGTTTGTAGAAGAGTCTATAAGAAATGTACAGGATAAAGTAAAATCAATTAATTCAAATACTTTATTAGAAGTAAAGGATGATTTTGATGGTCTATCTGAAAAAGTAAGTCAGTTCTTAGGTGAGGAAGTTCCTGCATATAAGAAGTTAATTGTAGAGTCAGAAACAAGAGTTGACGGTAGATTTGGAGAGTTCAAAAAGGATGTAACATCAGCATTTGAAAATCTAGGAACAGATATACAGACAGAAGTTTCAAGTATTGAAGATAATTTAAAAGGAATAAATGAAGAAAATCTTTCTTCTATTAGAGAAGATGTTAAGGGTATTGGTAATAAAGTAAAAACATTATTAGAGGAAGAGTTACCAGGATATAAAAAGTTTTTTGCAGAAACAGAATTACAAACTGAAGATAGACTTACTGAAAATCAGGAATTAGTAGATAGTAAATTAAAAGAAGTTGCAGAAAGTTATAAAGAAGACATTAAAGAGATAAAGAAAGATGTTAAACAACATAGAAAATCTCTAACAGAATCTAAGATAAAAACTGAACAAGGTATAAACAAACTCTTTAAAGATTTAGCAAATGATATCTTAACACTGGATGAAAAGATATCTGTTCTTGATACGGGTGTAACTGCTGTTCATGAAAGAGTAGAAGGAAAAGAAACTGAGGTAGATTCTGTATTGTCTGATAGGATAATTAGAATTGAAAATCTAGTAAAGGAGTCTAAGTCTTTATCTGATACTCTCAAAAGAGATTTCAAAAATAGAGATATATCAAGTGATAGAAAATTAGAAGAATATTCTCAAACCCTGACATCTTTTGCTAACAAGATTTCTATATTAGAAACTAGTCTTTCAGATAATATATGCGAATTACAAGAAAATTTAGATACAAGTACATCTAAGTATCATAAAGATTTAAGAGAAGATGTAGATGATTTTGAAAAAGATTTCACTACAAAATTAAAAGATATACAAATTAATTTTGCTGTAAATGAAAAGCATATTGAGGGTATAAGAAAAGAATTTGAAAATGTTGTAGAGAAGTTACAAGTAGATGAGATAGAGCAAAAAAGTAAAGACTTAACAACCAAGGTAAAACATCTAGAAGAAGTTTTAGAAAAGTTTGACCAAAAAGAAATTCTATCAGAGGGTTTATTAAATATACCTCCCGATGAAAAGACATCAGATCCTCTAACTCCATTAGATAAAAGATATGTAACTCTAGATCAGTTATCAGAGCATTACAGACTTTTTGTTAATAGAGTTCAGCAGCAACTAGCAACCTTTGGTGGCGGTGGTGCAGTTCGTATTGATCAACTTGATGATGTTGATGTTGGTGCTGGTATCAAAACTGAAGGGTTTGTCTTATCATGGGATAACGATCTTAAAATATTTACTCCTTCTGCAGGAGGAGCTGCTGGTGCTGGTGGGACATGGGCATCTAGTTCTACAGGTATTCATACGACAAGAAATGTTGGTATTAATACTACAGCAGCAAAGGCAAATAAGGCATTATACGTTCAGGGTGATGCAAGAGTTACTGGTAACTTAGATATTGCAGGAGACCTTGTATATGATGAAACAAATGCACGTAACTGGAATGTATCTGGGGTGGCAACTGCTGCGAAGATGCATGTTGGTTCAGGAACTACATTTCCAGAAGACTTAGTAGTTACAGGAGATGCAAGAGTAACTGGAATACTAACAATTGGTACTGCATCTATTGTTATTGATGGTGATAATGAAACCATATCGATTGGTAATGAAGATGTTACTATCAATAATTCTAGTATCACAATTGGTTCTAATGTAACTATTAATGCATCTGCAACAGGTATCAACTCTGCACCTAATGTTTTATATGTTGCAAAGGATGGTAATGATTCTAATAACGGAACATCAATTGATAATGCTAAGTTAACAATTAAAGCAGCAGTTGGTATTGCTCAATCAGGAACTACAGTCAAGATTCTTTCTGGTAGATATGAAGAAGCAAATCCAATCGAAGTTCCTGCTTTTGTTTCTATTGTGGGTGACGACCAAAGAACAGTTACAGTTATACCGAATAATACAACTAGTGATATCTTCCATGTAAGAAAGGCATCAAAGATAGCAAACATGACATTTACTGGTCATCTAGCACCATCTGCAGCAGTAGCATTTCCAACCACTGAGATAGCAGAAAACGTTGGTGGTGGTAAATGGAAAGGTCCATACATTCAGAACTGTACAAGTGATACAACTACGGGAACAGGTTTGTATGTTGATGGAGATCAAGCAAGATTATTGGCATCCATAAACGTAGACTCATACACACAATATAACCAAGGCGGCGTGGGTGTTGCGATTAC